ACGATACAGACTTTGTGGCGTTTGCTGAAGGCGGCGAGTCTCGTGTCAATGAAGCAGGCAATTACACTAAGCCGGAAATGCGTAAGTCTTTATTTAATCAGATCAAAGCCGGTGGTAAAGGTGGTTCACCAGGGCAGTGGTCAGCTCGTAAAGCACAAATGCTTGCCATGAAGTACAAGCAAAAAGGCGGGGGCTACAGAGATTGAAAGCCCCGCAAAAATCTCTAAAGGATTGGGGCAAGCAACTTTGGAGGACTAAAAGTGGCAAACCTAGCACACAGGGTTCAAAAGCAACTGGCGAGCGGTATCTCCCATCGGCGGCAATTAATGCTCTTACACCTTCAGAATACGCTGCGACATCAAGAGCAAAACGCGCTGGCAAACGCGCAGGTAAGCAGTTTGTCAAACAACCGGCAAAAATTGCCGCAAAGACTGCGAGATTTAGATGACCACTAGCGGTTCAACAGATTTCTCACCAGAGTTCACAGAGATCGCTGAAGAAGCGTGGGAGAGGGCTGGCCGCGAAATGCGGACTGGTTATGACCTTCGCACGGCTAGAAGGTCCATGAATCTGATGACTATCGAGTGGCAAAACCGCGGCATCAATATGTGGACGATTGATCAGGGAACGATTACCCTGACAGCGGGCGTTAATACGTATGCACTACCTATTGATACGATTGATTTGCTCGAGCATGTCATACGTACAGGGCAAAACGTTTCATCGACACAGGCTGATCTTACGATTACTAGGATTAGTGTATCGACCTACGCCACCATTCCAAACAAGCTTCAGCAGGCTAGACCCATACAGGTTTGGATTCAGCGTTTATCTGGACAGGTGTCACCGGCTAATGCAACGTTGTCTTCGACGATTAATTCATCGACTACAACGATTACGTTAAGTTCAACGGCTAGCCTTCCGAGTGCAGGGTTTATCAGGATTGATAGCGAAGATATTCTTTATCAATGGCTTGATGGCAATAACTTAGGCGGCGTAGTCAGGGGGCAAAACGGCACGACGGCGGCAAGTCATACATCAGGCGCGACAATCTACAACCCTAACCTTCCCGCGGTAACAGTCTGGCCTACGCCAGACAACAGTACGACCTATCAATTCGTCTATTGGAGAATGAGAAGGGTTCAGAACGCAGGCTCAGGTATTCAAACAGCCGATATGAACTTCCGCTTCCTTCCATGTCTCGTAGCGGGATTGGCTTACTACATTGCCATGAAAGTTCCTGAACTCGTTCAGCGGGTTCCTATGTTGAAAGAAGCCTACGAAGAGCAATTTAACTTAGCCGCTGGCGAAGACCGAGAGAAAGCTGCTATACGATTCGTACCTCGCCAACAGTTCATTGGATCTGGAGGCGGCTATGGGTAATGAAACGTTTTTGGCATGGGCAGCAGGATTTTTTGACGGCGAAGGTTGTGTGCTTGTTTCTAATAGAAACAATAATAAATTTCATTTGTTATTTACAACTGTTACACAACAAGATCCTACTGCCTTGCATTTATTAAAACAAAGATTTGGCGGAAACGTAACGCCGGATAAAACAGCTGCTTCAAATTGTTATGAAAGAAAAGGTGGCGTTGTTTTGGTATGGAGATGGAAAGCGTCTAGCGCGGTTGCCTATCAGTTTTTGAAACAAATTGAGCCTTATACAATAGTTAAAGCCGAACAGGTTCGTGTGGCTCTTGAGTTCCCAGCAGCTGGTGTAAGATTTTGTCATAACAATCCTATGCCAGAAGAGATTCGAGCAAAACGGGAGCAGGTTATGGTGACGTTGCAACAGCTTAAAAAAGCACAAAAAGTGGTTTTAAAGGTGGCAAATGGGTAATAGATTTGCTTCTGGTAAATACTCTATTGCCGTTTGCGATAGGTGTGGACAGCAATTTAAGTTAAAGCGTCTTCGTACTGAAGTTATTAAAACCAAACGGTATAACCTCTTGGTATGTAATGAGTGCTGGGATCCCGATCAGCCTCAATTACTTCTTGGCATGTTTCCTGTGGACGATCCACAGGCTGTAAGAAATCCAAGAAAAGACACGACTTATGTTACCGCTGGGGTAAATGGTTTAGAACTATTACCTAATTCATCTGGCGGATTTCCAACGGGCGGCTCTCGAGACATTCAATGGGGCTGGAGTCCTGTGGGTGGCGCAGCAGCATATGACGACCCTCTCACACCAAACTACTTGGTGGCAACGACGGCTGTTGGTACAGTAACGATATCTACCACGTAGGAGTTTAAAATGGATGCAAAGACGGCAGTACATAAACACGAGAAGGCTCTTCACCCTGGCAAGCCGCTTACTAAGATGGCTAAAGGTGGAAAGACTAATTCGGACATGCTGAAGATGGGAAGGAACCTTGCAAAGGTTGCAAACCAAAAGAAGTCTTCGTTTACTTACAAGTCTCGAGGCCGGTAATGAAAGAGAAAAAAGATCCAAATCAGCCCAAGCCTGCGCCAAATCCGACGACGGCTGGGTACCCTGAGAAAAACGTCAAAACCACCGGTATAAAGATAAGAGGTACGGGTGCGGCGACTAAAGGTGTAATGGCTAGGGGGCCAATGGCGTGAACTATTCGGAGCTTGTAACGGCCACTCAAGATTATCTTGAGAATGTCTTTACAACGACGGACATCAATACGATGATCCGTCAGGCAGAGCAACGTATCTACAATACGGTTCAGATTGCTAATCTACGAAGAAACGTAACTGGTACGTTGACTGCCAACAATAAGTATTTGCAATGCCCAACAGATTTTCTGTCGGTGTATTCATTGGCTGTGTATCCGTCAGGTGGCGGCGATTATCTTTATCTTTTAAATAAAGACGTTAACTTCATACGAGAAGCGTATCCAAATCCAACATCTACTGGAAAGCCGAGGCATTACGCAATCTTTGGGCCTGATTACAGCGCGCCAAATGAGTTGACGTTTATATTAGGCCCAACGCCAGATGCGGCTTACATAGCAGAGCTTCATTATTATTACTATCCTGAGTCTATTGTGACTGCGAATACGACTTGGCTTGGTGATAACTTTGACTCGGCATTGCTAAACGCCACGATTTACGAAGGCGCAACATTCTTGAAGCTTGAGCCTGATCTGATGGCTGTGGCAAAAGAGCGGTATGTCCAGTCGATTGCTCTACTTAAGAACCTTGGTGATGGTAAGCAGCGCATGGATGCATACCGTGATGGACAGGTTAGGGTTCAAGTGTCATGAGTATTGTCCAGGGCCAGACAACAAGTTTTAAGTTGGAACTTTATGAAGGTGTTCATAACTTTTTAACGGACACCTTCAAGATTGCATTGTTTACGGCCAACGCAGATTTAAATCAAAACACGACAGCGTATAGCGCAACGAATGAAATCAGTGGTACTGGCTATACCCTTGGTGGGAAAACGTTGACCGGCACTACGGTTTCTTCTTCAGGCACCACAGCGTATATTGATTTTGATAATGTCGTTTGGGATCCGGCGTCATTCACGGCACGATGCGCTTTGATTTATAACAGTAGTAAGTCAGACAAGTCAGTAGCCGTTTTAGATTTTGGATCTGACAAAACAACGACAACAAAGTTTACAATTACGATGCCGACCAATTCAGCAACAAACGCTTTAATTAGAATGGATTAGAGAATAAAATTTCACCAGCCGCGTCAACCACTGACGCAATTTTTTGCATAGAGTAGGAGTAAATCATGAAAGATCGCGCAACTAAAGCGGATCGTTTTGAAGCCTCGGTGGTTAATTCTGCTTTGGCGGCGGCGCATACAAAGGTCGGTGGCGTTTTCACCGTAGAGTGTTACGACGCTAATGGTCAGCTTAAATGGAAGGATGACTTCCACAACTTGGTGGTGAACCAAGGCCTAGCTGATATGAACAACAAGTATTTTACCGGCACCACGTATACGGCGACTTGGTATATCGGCTTGATTAATAACAGCCCGTCGCCTACCCTTGCTGCTGGTGATACAGCGGCTCAGATCGGTGGTTCAAATGGATGGGCAGAATTTACGGGTTACTCACAAGCTAACCGCCCAACGTTATCGTTTGGCTCTTCCACCTCGGCAGATCCTTCGGTGATTTCAACAGCTTCTGCTGCTGCATTTAGCATCACTTCAACAGCGACTATTTACGGCGCGTTTGTTGTGTCAACAAACACCAAGAGCGGCACATCGGGTGTGCTGTTTTCAGAGGGTGCTTTTGCTGCAACCCGCTCAGTGGTTAACGGCGACACATTAAACGTGTCGTATTCATTGTCTAATAACGCTGCATAAGGACGACATCATGCCTGCTGCATTTCATGTTGGTGAGATTGTTAAGGTCAATACGCCAATCCCTGAAGGTCCAGTTCTTCAGATTGGTGTGGATCAACAAGGCAACATCAATTACTTGGTTGAGTTTATTGAATACGACCAGACGCAACAGCGTTGGTTCAATGAAGATCAGCTCATTGCGGTGACCTAATGGCTTTTGTTGTTGCCAACCGAGTTAAAGAGACCAGCACTACCGCTGGTACAGGCACATTGACGCTTGGTGGTGCCGTAACGGGCTATCAGTCATTTGGCGCTGGGATTGGTAACGGTAACAACACGTATTACACCATTGAAGATCCGATAGCTGGTACGTGGGAAGTTGGGATAGGGACGTACACCTCGTCAGGAACAACGCTATCTAGGGACACGGTCCTTGCGTCAAGCAGTGGGGGATCGCTGGTTAGTTTTGCTGCTAATACGAAGTTTGTGTTTGTAGATTACCCGTCCAATGCTGCGTTCTTTAACTCCCAGGCGTATGCGTGGTTTAACTCGTAGAGGACATCATGGCTGTATTAGTTCTTGATAGCACAGTAAAGACAATCAAGGCGGTGATGTCTGGAGCCGCGACGACAACCAACCCAGACTTTACGGC